ATGGCCGGGGGCGGCTAACCCGGCATCCATGCCGGGTTGCCCACTGCGCAGAACCTCCACTCGGCCTCTCGATGGGGCGTACACCGCAAAAGCAAAAGCGAGGCGGCCTACCGGCCGACCTGTTGTGGGGAGGTTCTAGATATGGCACCGGCAGAGAGTCAGTGGGATGAGGCGGGATAAAGCGGGAGATAGTGCGATAGGCCAAGCGGGGTAAGGGTTTCAGGAAAAGCTCACTTGCTGAAGCTGTGCCAAAGCATCGCCAAAGAATAAACAGATCAAATTGAGCGCAGTGGTTGAGTCCGGGCCAATTTAGCAAAACCTTTGGCACCGGACGTCAAGACAATCTCGGTAGAGTGATATTACACCTTGCCTGTCAAATCCAGCCGCCAGCCCAGACAACGCGACCGATTATCTCCAGATCGTTCAACTGCTCTTTAGGCACGACCATATCCCGGTAAGCCTTGTTCTCACTGATTATCTGTATCGACCCATCAAACTGGCGCTGTAGGCGTTTAGCGTAGAGATGGTCATCCAGTCGGATTACATAGATAGCCTCGCCCTCAAGCACGTTGCGGGCATGGTCGATCATGACCGTGTCACCATCGCTCAGTAGCCCTTCCATTGAATCCCCGTCTACACGGATAGCTGAAAGCTTCGCGGGATCCAGGCCCTGCTTGCGCAGCGAATACGCGGTGAAAGCAAGCATCGTCAATACCTTCGCTCCGTCGCTCCAGGAGCCATGCCCAGCGCTACAGCGGGCGTCGTACAGGGGGACATAAGCATATTTGTCATCGGCGGGGGCCTGAGCTGCTAAGCCTTTGACTCGGTCGCCTTCTCCAGTTGCCAGCCAGCCCACATCGACGCCTACGGCCTTCGCAATCTCTACACAGCGCGCCACCTTCAGTTCGCGCTGCCCTGTCAGGTAGTACTCCAAAGTCCTCCGTGGAATAGACGTCAGGCGTGACAGTTCATCGCCGCTTCCGGCTATTTCCGCGCAAAGCCTGATGCGTGCCGCCAACTCTTCATTCATTTCGCTTTACCCCAAGTAGAAAACGAAACGCTGGTCGCATCGAAAGCGAAATTTCGTTTATCTATAAAACCCTTTAAAAACATATACATAGACGCACCGCACGAAAAAATGCCGCTTCCGGCAAAGCGAAACGCCGCTTTTCGCTTTACCACCAAGTCTAAAGCGGCTATGTTTATGCCGTAAGTGACGTTAGACACCCCAAAAAAACCACCCTCAACGGTGGTTATGAATGGACGCCAGGCATGAACACAACCGAAATCCCCCTCGACCCAACCCAGAGATGGGAATGGATCAAGTACCAGCTACGTACCCGAGGCACCTCGCTGGCCATGCTGGCGCGTGCGCTTAACGTTTCCGACACTGCCGTCAAAAACGCTAAACGTACTGCCTACCCCCGTATGGAAAGGGCTATTGCCAACGCACTGGGCCTAAAGCCTATCGACTTGTGGCCCGAACGCTGGAATGCAAACGGCACTCCGCATCGTATCCGGGTGCAGCGTGCAGAACACAACGCAACTTCTAGCCAAGAGCATAACCCAGCTTATGCCCTTAGACATCGTAAAACCGGCACGGAGGCTTAAACATGCGCCAGGTAAAAGACGACCGGACATTAGACATCTTCTCCGTGCCACAGCCGGTTCTGGCTATCCCTGGTAACGGCAACAATGCCGCCCAAGTCAGTGAACTGATCAGTGAGATTCTGAAAGGTTCCGATCTGGACCGTTACGAAATCGGCGCGCGCATGTCTCGTCTGTCTGGTGACGACGTCAGCAAGCACATGCTCGACGCTTGGTCGAGCCCTGCCCGAACTGACCACAACCTTCCGTTCTACCGGGCGGCATTGCTGGAAGAAGTTTGCAGCAGTCACGTACTCACCAACTGGTTGGTCGAGCAACGTGGCGGGCGCGTGGCTTATGGACGCGATGCCCTCAATGCCGAACTCGGTCGACTTGAGCGGTTGCGTGATGACGCAGGACGCAAGGCTCGTGAACTGAAAAAGGTGCTTGGCGTTGGTGACAACCATGCATAACTGGTACTCCGCCCGTGAGTTGGCTGGACTTCCTGGCATGCCAGGTACAGAGCGAGCAATCCAACTGCGCGCCAAACGCGAACAATGGGAAGGCCAAGGCCGACTTGGCAGCAAGGCGGTTGAGTACCGATTCGCCGCGCTTCCTCCAGAAACCCAAGCCGCGTTGATCGCCGCATCTGTCGCCCATGCCTCGCCAGAACTTTCGTCTGTCATGGAGCTGATACCTACTCAGCGTGACTCTATTTCAGCGTCACGCTTGAACGAGGATCAACGTTCGGTGATGACCGCTCGCCTGGCATTCGTGCGCGAAATTGAGCGCATGAGCCAGACGATCAGCCAGCAACGTGCCATCGACACCCTGGTGTCCCTGGCAAAAGCTGAGCAACTCACTCCGTACCTCACGGGGCTTGTTCTGCGCGCCAACGACCGCACTACCGGCGACCGCTCTCTGAGCGAGCGCACACTCAAACGCTGGCTTGCCGACTATCGCAAAGAGGGGGAAACCGGCCTGGCTCCAGCCCGTCGTCAAAAAGACTTGAGCCTGCCTGCATGGTCGGCCGCGTTCCTTACCTGTTATCAGCGCCCAACCAAGCCCAGCGTCGAAGCGGCCTACGCCGAGTTCGCCCTCAAGCATCCGGCAGAGCGACCGAGCATTCATGTTGTTCGCCGCTTCCTTAATAAGCTGAGCGCCGAAGCCCGCGAGCGTGGACGTCGCACTCCGCAGGAACTCAAAGCCCTGCAACCGTTCAAGCGCCGGACCACCAAGAACATGTATCCCTGCGACGTGTTCACCGCCGACGGCCACAAGTTCGACGCCGAAGTGTTGAACCCACGCACCGGCAAACCCTACCGTCCAGAAGCTACTACCGTCCTTGATGTCGCCACCCGCAAGGCGTTGGGTATCTCCATCGGCGAAGCCGAGTCCACCATCGGCGTCATGGATGCTCTGCGCGATGCCATGCAGCACGGCATGTTCGCCATGTTCTACGTCGACAACGGTTCTGGTTTTGCCAACGACACCGTTCGCGAAATGGTCGACCGCCTGGGCGGTACGATGACCCACGCCTTGCCTTACAACAGTCAGGCTCGGGGTTTGATTGAACGTTCCCACCAGACGATTTGGGTCAACGCAGCTAAGAAGCTGACCAGCTACATCGGCGCCGATATGGACAAGCATGCGGGCACCAAAGTGCATCGGATCGGCCGCAAAGAACTACGCGAAACCGGGCATACCCGCTTGATTCCGACCTTCGCCGAGTTCATGGCGGGAGTTGAATACGAGATCGAAACCTACAACAACAGCCCGCACCGGGGGCTCGCAAAGTTACGCGATCCACTCACTGGCAAGCTTCGTCATATGAGCCCCAATGAAGCCTGGGACGCTGCCCGCGCCGAAGGCTGGGAGCCAATAGTAGCTCCAGCCGAACTGCTGAATGACCTGTCACGGCCGCAAGTTATTCGCCCAACGCGTCGCGGTGAAGTCACCTGGGCGGGCGAGACCTACTTCCTGGACGCCTTGCGCAACTTTCATGGCGATGAAATCCGCTTGGCTTACGACGTGCGTGATGCATCTCGTGTTTGGGTCCGTACGCTCGATGGCGACCTGATCGGTGAGGCCCTGGTAGACGGCAATGCCAGCGATTACATGCCGAAAGCCATGATTGAAAAGGCATACGACAAACGCGAAAGCGGCCAGATGAAGCGCGCCATCGACAAGATCGAAACCCTCACTGGCAAGCGCGTCGAAATGATCGCCCCGACCACAGCGCCGTCAGCCCAGCTCAGCCTTGAGCAAATGGCCGACGCCAGACGTTTCGCCGAGTTGGCGGCCCCGAAGGCCAAAACCTTCGACCTGCCAACTGACCCAACCGCCCGCTATCGCTTCTGGAATCAACTCGATGCCCGCCTCACCAGCGGCGAGACGCTGACGCCCGAAGAAACGCAATGGCATTCCCGTTACCCGCACCACCCGGATTTCACATCGATTCAGCAGATGTTCGCGTTCGCCGACCAAGCCCGCGCTTAAACCAAGACCTTTAGGAGTCGAATTATGAGTATTAGCAAGATTGTTCCCTTGACCAATGTCGGTCTCTTGTCCGCAGCCATTGCTCGGACGCACAACCGCCCAGCTGGGCTGCCTGGTCTGGTGGTGATGTATGGCGCAAGTGGGCTAGGCAAAAGCGTTGGCGCTGCCTTCGCCGCTAACCAGCATCGCGCTTACTACGTCGAGTGCCGCGATACCTGGAGCAAGAAAGCTTTCCTGCACGCAATTCTGCGCGAGATGAGTATCCAGCCCGCCCCGACGTTGTCTGTCATGGTTGACCAGATTGCCGAGCAGTTGTCCCGCAGCGGCCGCCCGCTGCTGATCGACGACGTCCAATACCTGCTGGAAAAGGCCGTCGCCAACGTGCTGACGGACATCTACAACGCCAGCGAAGGCACCATCGTCCTGATCGGTGAAGAGCGGGTGCCGGGCAGCCTTGCCAAGCTGGAGCGTTTGCATAACCGCGTATTGGAGTGGGTGCCCGCGCAACGCGCCACCCTCGACGATCTGCGCGCCCTGGCCGAAGCCAGCTACCCAAAACTGCACTTTGCCGATGATCTGTTGGATGACCTGCGCAAAAAGGTCAACGGCTGCCTGCGCCGCGTTGCCGTCAACCTCTACAAGGTCTACAGCGAAGCCCAAGCCCGGTGCATTGACCGCATCGACCTTGCGGGCTGGGGCGCGGATGGCTGGTTTACCGGCGAAGCGCCGTCGCGGAGGGCTTGAGGGATGCCTAGAGTGAGAGCCGATCTAGTAATGGTAGGTGGCAAGTCACCACGCCAACACATTTGGGAAGCCATCCGCGCTGTAAACGCCAGCCCCAAAGAGCTGACGACTTACGCGGTTGCGCGTAAATCTCAGCAAGACGATCAAGCCGTGCGTGCCTATTTCCGAGACATGGAAAAAGCCGGCATTGTCAGCAAGGTACGCAACGTCGGTCGCCTTGATGCCGAATGGACCTTGCTGAGAGACGAAGGCGTTGAAGCCCCCAGCATCACCCGAAGCGGCAAGGTTTCTAAATATGCAGGCGGGGCCGAGAACGTGTGGCGAGCGTTGCGCATCCTCGGCGAGTTCAGCGCCGCCGAAGCCGCCGCTGCTGCCAGCGTCAACGGCGTGACGATCAGCGAATTCGGCGCGCAGGTGTATTTGTCGGGCTTGGCAAAGGCTGGCTACCTGACACGCAGTGGCGGCACACCTGGTAAGAAAACCCGCTTCCGCTTGATCCCTTCACGGTACACCGGCCCCAAGCACCCGATTTATCAGCGCGACTTCGACCAAGTCTATGACCCGAACCTGGACCAAGTTGTCTGGCGCAAGGCTGATCAGGAGGTGGCCAAATGAACCAGGTCAGCCTTGCTGCATGGGGCAATGACGCGCCGTTGTTCGTGCGCCTGCTCGCTGCCGAAGTCGCAGCCACCAACAAGACCAAGGCCAGTCAGCGCATCGGAATGAGCCGCACAGCCGTCAGCCTGATCCTTTCCAACCGCTACGCGTCGCCCAGCACGGCCGGTGTCGAACGGCGGGTAATGGAAACCCTGGGCCGCATCGAGTGTGTCGCCCTGACCGACGTGATCACCACTGATCAGTGCCAAAGCTATCGCGAAAAACCGGCGCCGACCCACAACCCTCAAGCCATGCAGCACTGGCGCGCCTGTCAGCACTGCCCAATCAACCCCGACTGCTGCAACCAGGAGAACGCTCATGCTCGCCTCCACTAGTAGTGCCCCGTTGAAAGTCCTGACTCCGACCCTGGCGGACCGCCTACGGGTGTTCAACGCCGCCGCCCGCAACTTGCAGGCAAACGGCATTCGCGTGCAGGGCTTTCACCCCGCTGAGAACCGACTGGTGATCACGCCTGAAGCTGGTCAGCGCCTGATCAAGCTTGGTCACACCGAGGGCTACAAGCGCCAGGCCACAGCCGGTAGCACCCGTTTCAGCGTGCAGTTCCAGGGCGTGACCCTGGAATGGCGCGAACCCATCAGCGCCGCCCGTCCTGCCGACTGGTCTCGCCCAACTCTCCATTAAGGAACCCCGAAATGACTGCACAACAACACACCATCCCCGAAGGCTACCGCGTCGACGCGCAACGTCGTCTCGTTGCCGAAAGCATGATCAAACCGCTTGATCTGGCCCGTGATGCCTTGGTACTGGAACTGGTCGAAAAAGCCCGTGTGGCCAGCAAAGGCTTGGCACTGTTCAAGGCTGCCGCGTTCGGCGACATCGACGCCTTCGTCGATATGAGCGCCGAGGAATACGGTGCCAAGCTGGGCGGCAAGAAAGGCAACGTAAGCCTGATCAGCTTCGATGGCCGCTACAAAATCCAACGAGCCATTCAGGAAAGTATCGCCTTCGACGAACGCCTCCAGGCAGCGCGGGCCTTGATCGACGAATGCCTTGAAGAGTGGACCGCAGGGGCACGGCCGGAGGTGGTCACCCTCGTCAACGACGCATTCCGCACCGACACCAAAGGCGACATCCGCACGGCGCGAGTGCTGGCCCTACGTCGGCTGGAAATTGCTGATGAACGCTGGCAGCGCGCCATGCAGGCCATCGGCGAAGCCTGTCAGGTGATCGGCTCCAAGTCCTACATCCGCGTGTATGAGCGCGTTGGCGACACCGATCAATACCAGCCGATCAGCCTTGATATCGCGGGGGTGTGACATGCAGCGCTATCACGACACCCGCAGTGATCCACTGCCTATCCACTCGCCGCAACTCAACGTCGAACGCACAAACCTGGAACGCCTGACGGCGGAGTTCTTGATGCGCGGCGGCGAGATTCAGGAAGTAGGTCACCAGATGAGCAGCGCACCGGCGACCTTCACCATTAACCCGGAACGGTCGCCGGTCTATGCCCATCTGTTTGCACCTTCCGCCCCACTGACGACTTCGGAAGTCGTAGTGCCCGCCAAGGTTGAGGCTTCCTCGCCGGACACTGGCAAGCACGCGGCACTGATCATGGCCGATACAGCCATGGGCAACTCTCCCAAGTGGATCGCCCGCAAGCACCACATGAGCGAGAAATATGTTCGCCAGGTTGCCCGCGACTACCACATCACTTTCCACCATCAACGATAGGACACCCCATGGCCAAGATCACCATCACTCTGGAAGACCGCCGCGAAGACAACGGCAGGTCTTCGGTCGCCATTGATATGACCGGCGTACCGACCAACCCGCTGGGTGCACCCCGCCAGACAGAAGCCGTGCGCATCTTCAACAAGGTGTTTGACCTGGTCGCCAGCGAAAAGATGCTGGGGGCTGTCCCCGCGTGCCGCTGGCAACCGGGCACCACAACCCTTCACTGAGCGAAACCACCCCGGCCATCCGGGGTGGTCTGCCAGGCGTGGTTGCCTGGTACTGATGAGCAGCCGAGGACGAGATGGAACAAGTGGATTGGGATGCATTGAAGGAGCAGATGGCAAGCCCGTGGGGCTGCATGAAGCTCAAGTGTGATGGTTTTGAGATCAGCCTTTCGCAAGAGACTGATCGCACCAAAAAGAGTTGGTCGACAGTGGTTTACGTAGATGGCTATTTGAAGGGGATCTGGTTGGATTGCGACCACAGATCAGGCGAACCAAAGCACGAAGAAACGCGCCGTTTTTATCGCAAGGTGACTCGTTCTCTTCATACCAAAAAAGAGATCGAGGCTTACAGAAAAATCTGGGGCAAGCGCAAGGCTGCCGAGATGGTGGCGGTCAAATTCATCACCTATGACTGGTCCTGGAAAAGCTTCAGCTCCCTCAAAAAACACCTGCTGGCCAACAACACCAGCATCGCCCGTATTTTCGAGATCTGACGAAATGGACCACAGCAAAGCCATAGAAAAAATCAAGAAGCTGTTGCGCCTAGCCGCCAGCGACAACCCACACGAAGCCGCCACAGCCATGCGCCAGGCCCGCGCCATGATGGAGAAATTCCGTATTGAAGAGGCAGATGTCGCGCTCTCCGATATCCAGGAGTCGGCCTCACGAAGTGGCTCCAAGATTAATCCGGTTCGCTGGGAAGCCAGCCTGGCAGGGTGCGTAAAACGTGCGTACGCCTGTGAGTTGCTGTTCATGGCAGGAGTAGGCGAATGGCGTTTCATTGGCGAATTCGCCGAGGTGGCCAGCTACACCATGACGATTCTTCTCCGTCAGATCCGCCAGGCTCGCAGGGACTTCATCGCCAACAATCTCAAACGCTGCAAGGCATCGACAAAGACCAAGCGTGCCGACGTGTTTTGTGATGCCTGGGTTTACCAGGTGCGCAAACAAGTCATGGCGTTTGCAGGGAACGACACCCCATCAGCGGCAGCTTCTGCATACATGCTTCAGCATCACCCGGAAACCAAGCAGTCAACTCCAACGGACCGCAACACCAGCAAGCGGTTGAGTAATAGGACAGTGACAGATGCTATGCACGGCATTCTTGCGGCGACCGACGTTCGCCTTAATCACGGAGTGAACGGCCAGGAACAGCTTGCACTGAAGTAAGCGAAACCGCCCTGGTATTCCGGGGCGGTCTGCCGGACGTGGTTGTCCGGTACTGATGAGCAGCCACCATGACAGACGAAACACCAAAACAGCGTATGACCCGTTTGGCACGCGAACGTAAACGTGCGCAGCGTCAGCGCGACAAGGACAAGCGCCTGGCCATGGGCGCGAGCAAGCTCAAGATGGAAATCTTCATAGGCACCAAAAACGAACTGGAACAGATCCGCACGGCTGGAGCATTCGACGAAACAGAACACGCACTCACCATGGCAATTCATGGTGCTGCGGAACTGTCGCGGCGTGACCCAGCGGCCTTCCAGACACTGATTAAAGGAGGAAGACAGTGAGTACACGAAACCTGCAACTGAGCAAAATCCATATTGCCAAGAAAGATCTTGGGTTGGACGACGAAATCTACCGCGCCTTGCTGGCCCGCGTGGCGGGTGTGCGCTCAGCCAAAGACCTGAATCCACGCCAGATCGGCGCCGTCCTGGCCGAGTTCACCCGCTTGGGCTGGGAGTCGTCTCCGGCCAAGAAGCACGGCCGAAGAACACCAGACGTTGCGCCAGACCGGGCAAAATTGGTTGGAAAAATAGAGGCCTTTCTCGCCGAAGCGAAACGCTCCTGGGCGTATGCCGACGGCATGGCCTTGCGCATGTTCAAGGTCGAGCGCGTGGAATGGCTGGACTCTGGGCAACTTCAAAAAATCGTCGCTGCATTGACCTACGATGCCCGCCGACACGGGAGACCCGAGCAATGAATGAAGAACTGTTCCCGGACGACACGGATAAGCTCGACCCTGAAAAAGTTCTGGCTCACATGGAGACGCCAACCGTCCTTGCCCGATGGGAAGGCACCTTGGGCGAGATGGTCAGGATTGCCGAAGTCGAGCTACGCAAAGCGCTGAACAACACCGATAGCGCTCCTGAGCTGGCCCGTCGGGTGGTCTATTCCATCTGCGAACACCAGGGCGGGACAGTAATGTATTTGCCTCGCGGCACAATCCTCAAGCGAGCCATGCGCGACGCCGCTATCTATCAAGACTGGCGGGACAAGGGGGTTAAACCTGCTGATATGGTCAGCAAGTACGACCTGTCGAGCCAAACGATTTATGACATCATTGCCCGTCAACGGGCGCTGCACCGCAAGAGCGAGCCCGACTTATTCGGCTTTGATGAAGGGACGATTCACTAATGAAAGGAATGGCGGTTTGTTCAGTTTTTGCGTTTGTAACAGGACTTACTGTACTCAACAGTTACGGAAATGAGCCCGTTGAGCAGCAAGCCACCGCCATTCTTTTTGATGCCTGTCCAATGCTGGCAGCTGTTCGAAATGCTTCTGAAATTGTTGATCTGAAAGCCAGTCGTCAGCCTGCCGAAGACACCGGGGAGCGCGACATGGGATGGCGAGAGATTGTGCAGATCCAGGTCAAGTTGGCATCCCCTTCGAAAAGTTTGCCACGAGACTTCTACGCCTCCGGTCATACCTGCCAATTTGATATCGGTCATGGCGGATTAGTAACTGCCAAGGCACCGTGCAAAAAAATATGTGGAATTACAACGATAGATAGAGAGCCTGTCTACTTACCCATAGACGCGACGAAGGCATTAAATCTTGCGGCAGAATAGTTTCATCCAGCCCCGTCACCGTGCGGGGCTAAAACCTTAAACCCTCCTGAAATTACAACTTCTCCCCCCGTGCGCGAACCTACACCCGTTCTTTCAAACGGCAGGTTCGCACCATGCACACCGCTCCCGCTTCCCCCAAAGTCTCCCGGCCCCAGTGGCCGCGCCAACATGCGCAACTCATCCTTGCCGCAGGGGATGACCTCGCCCGCGAAGTCTTGTGGGCCAAGGTTCCAGCCGACTGGCGGGACATGGTGCAACTGCATATCTCCCAGGCAGACGCGCACACCGAGCAGCACGTCCAACAGTGTGAAAGGTTTCGCCCTGCTGTAACTCCCGCGATGCCTGTCCTTGCTGAGTATCGAGCGCCCATCCCTGTGCGCGGCAACGCCGTGGTTGCCAACCACCATCTGGCCGCTCTGCGCGCCGCCATCCACACACCGCGAGTATCTGCATGAACCTTCACTTACCGAAGCAGCGCCCCCGTGCGCCACGTATGACCGACTGGACGTTGATCACCATCGCACTGCTATTGTGCCTGGCTATCGTCGCTCCGACCAAACTCCCGGTCGTTCTCTATAAGTGTGGTCTGGTCACCCTGGGCGGTGTACTCGGCTACTGGATCGACCGTGCGTTGTTCCCCTATGCCCGCCCAAACATGGTCCGGCGTTATGAGCGCTCCATGGCTGGTGTTCGCCGCGCCCTGGTCGTGCTGGCCTGTGTCCTCGGCCTGACGTTGGGGCTCTAAGCATGCGGCGAGTCCTTCTATATCTAGGTGCCGCCTCGCTGGCCTCAATTGTCGGGCTCGCGGTATCCGCCGCAGCCTATGCCGAAATCCCTACCCAGGCCGAACGCTACCGTCGTGACCTAACCCGTATCGCCCAGGCGGAATGGGGACTGGACGCCCCGGTGGCAACCTTCGCCGCGCAGATCCATCAGGAAAGCCGCTGGCGGTTCGACGCGAAATCGCCGGTCGGTGCGCAAGGCTTGGGCCAAGTGATGCCCTCGACCGCGACCTGGTTGGCTCAGTTGTTCCCCAAAGCCTTGGGCAAGGTCGAGCCGTTCAATCCGATTTGGTCCATGCAGGCGCTGGTCAGTTATGACCGCTGGTTGGCGGATCGTATCCAGGCGCGTGGTCCCTGCGAACAAGGGGCGTTCATCCTGTCCAGCTACAACGGCGGGATGGGCTGGGTCATCCGCGACCGCAAGTTGGCTTCGGCAAAAGGCGCCGATCCGCTGACCTGGTTCGACTCCGTCGAGCGGCACAACGCTGGCCGCTCGATCGCTGCCTTCAAGGAAAACCGCCAGTACCCGCGTCTGATCCTACTGCGCTGGGAAGCTCTGTATGTAGCTGATGGTTGGGGCCAGGGAGTCTGCCAATGAAACGCCTGCTCGACTTAATCAGTCCCACCACCTGGTACGTGGCACTGATCGTTGCCGTGGTCTACGGCCTGCATCTCTACCACCAGGAAGGCTATGACGAAGGTTTCGCCCTGGGCACAGCCAATGGCGATACGACCGCCGCCGCCCTTCGCGAAACCTTCACCAGAGAAAAACTGAGTCAGGCCCAAGTGGCCGCCGATGCCGCGAACAAGGCCCTTGCCGACTTACACGCCGAGCAGGCCAAGGGCAACCAACTGGCCAGCCAGTTGGCTGACACCAAAGACAACCTGCGCAAAACCACCGACAAGCTCACAGGAGAGATAGCCCATGTCACCACACTCTACCGGCGTGCCCTCAATGCGCAGCCCGAGCCACTGCCTGTTGCTGTGTTCACTACTGGCTTTGTCCGCGTGTGGAACACCGCCAACGGCATCAGTACCGCAATGCCAGCCCCGAACAGCTCCAGCGGAACTGCTACGCCGTCCAGCGGAGCCAGAGCCGCTGACGACCTCGACTCCGGCCTTGGCCAGGATCAGCTCCTGACCAACCAGGTGCGGAACGGCGAGCTGCATGGAACCTGTCGGGCGCAGCTCAACAACCTGATTGATTGGACTCTCAATGAAAGCAAATGACTACGCCAGCGTATTGGAGGCACGTCATCACGAAAGCTCTTTAGCCGCTCATTTGGCACAACGGGAAACCTTGACTGGTCCTTCCGCCGAGTTCTGCCAGATGGCTGATTGTGAAATGCCGATACCCGAAGACCGACGCCAGGCCGTCGAGGGCGTGCAGTTCTGCGCCGAGTGCCAAACACGTCGCGAAAGAAGGGGCTGCAAATGATGATGATCGAAATGCCTGCCTGGCAGTTGATCAGCGTGGCGGTCGCGGTTCTCGGTGGCTTTGCTGGTTTGGTGAAGCTGCTGCTGTTGCAAACGGAGCGGCGCCTGGACCAGCGCAATGCCGTGATGGATGACCGTTTCAACGCCTTGGCCAAAGACAGCGACCGCCTGCGCAGCGTGGAACTCAACTTCGAACGGCTGCGCGCAGATCTGCCCCTGCACTACGTGCGACGTGAGGACTACGTCCGAAACCAAACCGTCATTGAAGCCAAGCTCGATGCCTTGGCACTCAAGTTAGAAAACGTTCAGCTCAAAGGAATACGACCATGAACATTGATCCCGCCAAGGTCCGCCGCGAATCCCTGCGGTGGTACATCCTTCTCACCCTTAACACCTCCCGCCCCGTGGACCCGCATGAAGCCATGGTGCTCTCAACCATCCAGGGCATTCTCCCGGATGTCACCACCCTGGAGCTGCGCCGGGAACTCGACTACCTGGCAGATCGCAGCCTGGTGACGCTGAAGAAGCAGTCCAGTGGCGCTTGGATCTGTGGCTTGACCCACTACGGCGTCGACGTGGCCGAGTACACCATCGACTGCAATCCAGGCATTGCCCGCCCCGAAAAATACTGGAGCTAAGCCATGCCCCCGCGCAGCAAAGTCGCCAGCCTGCCCAAGGCCGTCAAGGCCTGGCTCGACAAGGCCCTGGCCGAAAACAGCTTCAGCGAATACGAAAGCCTTGCGGCCGAGCTGTCGGCCCAGGGATTTTCGATCAGCAAGTCCGCGCTGCACCGTTATGGCCAGGACTTTGAATCCAAGCTCTCGGCGCTCAAGGTCGCCAGCGAACAAGCTCGCGCAGTGGTGGCGGCTGCACCGGATGAGGAAGGCGCCGTCAACGAAGCACTGATGCGCTTGGTCCAGGAACATCTATTCAAGCTGCTCATGACTGACGGCGACAAGATGGACCTGCCCAAGGTGGCAAAGGCTGTGGCTGAGCTAGGCAAGGCGTCTATTGCGCAGAAAAAATGGCAAAGCGAATACCGCGAGAAGGCCGAGGCAGCAGCGTCCCGTGTCGAGAAGATTGCCAAAAAAGGAGGCCTGAATCAGGCCACAGTCGACGAAATTCGTCGCGAAATTTTGGGGATGGCGGCATGAAAACGCTAGCGTTTTATACGCCGAGGATCAATTGGGACGTGAGCCTTAGTAGGAATGACTGCCTCGCACGAATTGCATTTCAGTCCGGCGCCGTACGGCTGCAACATGACTTTAATCGCCCGTTCGGTACAGAGAGCGCACAAGTAATGACTTGGCTCGTCACCCTTCGACTCCGGTTTGATCAGATATGCGAATGCTCCCGACGGAAACTGATGCAGCTTGTATCGCGCTTTTTCTTCATCCCAACGTTGAAATTTCGAGATGTCAGATTCGAGCGCGCGTATACGATCATTGAGTCCAGACTGTTCCAGCTGTGCGCTATTCAGCTGCCCCTGCAAACTCAACAACACACCGTTCAACTCGATAACCTTCGACTGAACGGCCGCGTCAGTCTTCAACGTGAGCATGCTTTGTGTGATGTCAGTAGCAGCCTTGATACCGCTGTAGGCACCCATTACCCAGTCCATCATAGCGAGAGTCCTTCTGAAGAAAGTACAGGCCAGCAGATTAATGCTAAGTCCGGTGGCTGGCTATGAGATTGCCGATCATCAGTGGGCCTCAAGCTGCTCCCAGTGCACTGCTTACCTACCAGAAAGAATGGATTGGTATCCGGGCGCCTCTTAAGGTTGGAGAGAAGTCGCGCCGGATCGGTCTCACCTGGGCGGAAGCAGCTGACAACGTACTGGTAGCTGCGGCCGAAAAACCAGCCGGTGGCCAAACGGTTTACTACCTGGGCTACAACCAGGACATGACGGTCGAATACATACAGGCCTGCGCGATGTGGGCTCGTGCTTACAACTACGCGGCGGAAGAGATCGAAGAAGGTATCTGGCCGGACAGCGATCCCGACAAGCATATCAAGACCTACACCATCGGCTTCCCCAGCGGGCACCGTATCGTTGCGCTGACCAGTCGCCCGTCCAACCTGCGGGGGCGTCAGGGCGTAGTCGTAATCGACGAAGCCGCGTTCCACCAGGACTTGGCCGAACTGCTGAAAGCCGCGCTGGCCCTGTTGATCTGGGGCGGTGAAGTCCACGTAATCAGCACCCACGACGGCACCGAAAACGCCTTCAACGAATTGATCAACGATATCCGCGCAGGCAAACGCAAGGGTGCGCTGTTCCGTTGCCCGTTCCGTGAAGCGGTTGAGGATGGGCTTTATCAGCGGGTGTGCCTGCGCAAGGGCATCGAGTACAAGTCCGAGGAGGAAGCCGCCTGGGTCCAGGATGTCTATGACTTTTACGGCGATGCGTCGGAAGAGGAACTGGACTGCGTGCCGTCCCAGGGCGGTGGCGCGTTTCTCAGTCTGGCTCTGGTCGAGCAACGCAGCAGCCGCGATGTGCCGGTGTTGCGCCTCGCCTATCCGCAGGGCTACGAGACGATGCCCGAACACATGCGCCTGGCCGAGTCTCTGGAGTGGTGCGAAGAGCATCTGAAACCGCTGCTTGAAGCTATCCCGCTGGATGTCCAAAGCTATTACGGCATGGACTTCGGCCGTAGCGGCGACCTCTCCGTCATCTGGCCGTTGCTCAAGGAACAGAACCTGCGCAAGCGCACGCCCTTCGTGGTCGAGCTGCGCAACGTGCCGTTCAAGCAACAGGCTCAGATCAAGTTCTACATCCTGCGCCGCCTGCCCAACTTCCTCAAAGGCGCGGACGATGCCAGGGGCAACGGTTCTCAACTGTCCGAAGATACGGCCATCGAGTTCGGCTTTAACCGCGTTGAACGGGTGATGCTGACTGAGGGTTGGTATCGCGACAATATGCCTCCCTTCAAAGCGGCGCTGGAAGACGACACCTTCTACGACATCCCGGCCGACAAGGACGTGGTCAGCGACGTGCGTGCCTTTCGCATGGTCAAGGGCGTGGCACGGATTCCGGAAAAGCGCACCAACGAGAAAGGCGAAAAGTCCGGAGCGAAGCGCCACGGCGACGCCGGTATCGCAGCTGTGCTGGCGGATTACGCCTCCCGGCAGGAAACAGAGATATTCGAATTTCACCGAGTCCAACCGGCCGCCCAGCAAGATCGCGAGATCAAGCTTGGCGCCGGTTGGCGCACCCAGAAAGGCATTTGGTAATGGCTAACACCCGCATCGTCGACCAGTACGGTCGGCCGATCCAGTACGACAAACTCACGGAAGAGCTGGCCGCTGCCCGCACCACCGGCATTCGCCAGATTTGGCACCAGTCCGTGGCAAGCGGCCTGACTCCTGGGCGGCTGGCCAACATCCTGCAAGCTGCTGCCGAGGGTTCGGCTCATGGCTACCTAACCCTGGCCGAGGAAATGGAAGAGCGGGATCTGCATTACGCCTCGGTGTTAGGCACCCGCAAGTTGGCGATATCGGGTCTGTCTATCCGGGTCGAGGCTGCCAGCGACGACGCCGAAGACGTGCGCCGTGCTGATCAACTCAAAGAGATTGTGGACGCCCCTGAGTTCGGGGAACTGCAAGCCGACCTGACCGACGCCATGAGCAAGGGTTATGCCGTCTCCGAAATCATGTGGGACCGCAGCGGCAAGACCTGGAACCCGCAGCGCTTTGAGCCCCGCGATCAGCGCTTCTTCCAGTTCGACCGCGATACCGGCCGGGAACTGCGGCTACTCGATGAGGCCGACCCCGTGAATGGCGTTGCTTTGGCACCGTACAAGTTCATCGTTCACTTACCGCGTATCCGTTCGGGTCTGCCGATCCGGGGCGGTCTGGCGCGTCTCGCGGCCGTTGGCTACATGTGCAAGGCCTGGACCTGGAAGGACTGGATGGGCTTTGCCGATATCTTCGGTATGCCCATGCGTGTGGGCCGCTATGGGCCAGGAGCCAGTAAGGACGACATCGCCACACTGATGTCGGCGGTGGCCAACCTGGGCAGCGATGCGGCGGCAGTGATCCCGGACAGCATGCGCATCGACTTCACCCAGGCCGCAAACGTCACCGGTGCCGGGGACTTCTTCAAGGGCCTGGCCGAATGGTGGGACAAGCAAGTCAGCAAAGCCGTGGTCGGTCAGACCATGTCCACCGACGACGGCTCCAGCCAGGCCCAGGCCACGATCCACAACGAAGTGCGCTTGGACCTGCTGCAAGCCGATGCCAAGGCCGAATCCAATACGCTGAACCGCTACTTTGTGCGGCCCTGGTGCGATCTGAACTTTGCACCAGGTCGGCCATATCCACGACTGATCATCGACGTTCCGAAGCCTGAGAACACCAAGATACTGATCGAAGCGCTCAAGGAACTGGTGCCGCTGGGGTTGAAGGTTGAACAGTCGGTGATCCGGGACAAGCTAAATATCCCGGCTCCGGCCGAGGGTGCAGAGCTGCTAGGCATCCCTGCGCCCGTTGCCACTCCGGCACTGGCACAGGCGACCAACAGCGAGCAGGTACGTGCGAAACCGGTAGTGCAGCCGGACATCGTGGATAACCAGGTGCGGGCGATGGAGCTGACTGTAGGGGTTCACCTGGATGACATGGTCGAGCAGATCAAGGAACTGCTCGACTCCGTCAACAGCCTGGAAGAGTTTCGGGATCGGTTGATTGAAACCTATCCAACGATGAGCACCGACCAGATGGCGGACGCTATTGCCGATGGGCTGGCGGCTGCCAGCCTGGCTGGGCGTGATGATATTTTGCGGGGGTTGTGATGCTTCAATCAGAGACGAGTTCTGCCACCGCCAAACATGCAGCGGCAATCGCGGAAAAGAAGGCGGCTTCAGTGTTGAGGGTTAGTGAGAAGGTCACCATCTTTTTATACAGCTCAATATCAGCGACTGCGGTTACCTCATTTAACTTCTCTTGGGCGTCTGCAGATAGATACCATAATGAACCCGCAAAGGCTGCCAGCATCGCCCCGGCGAGAGCCAAGCATTTTCTTAGTGCCGCCAACATAGTTAACTCCTTTGATCAACTGATACACCGTCCACAGTGCGGTGAAATCTGATGTCAGTCTCTCATGGCTCATTGCCATTTCAGCAGCAAATCGACTACTTCCGTGGCAAGGTCGATCTGCCGACCCGCTCCTGGACGGACATCTACACCGCCGAACATGACTATGCCTTCGTCGTGGCCGGTGCGGTCAAGCGCGATCTACTGGCCGATTTGCGGGGCGCGGTCGAGAAGTCCATCGTCAACGGAACCACCCTTGAACAGTTCCGTAAAGACTTCGATCAGGTCGTCGGCAAACATGGCTGGCAGTACCAGGGCGAACGCGGCTGGCGCACCAACGTCATCTGGGAAACCAACCTGCGTCAGTCCTACAACGCTGGTCGCGAAGCACAGATGGCCGACCCTGAGTTGCGCAAGCGCCGCCCCTATGGCGTGTATCGTCATGGCGACAGCGCCCACCCGCGCCCGATGCACCTGTCCTGGAACGGCACCACTTTGCCACTTGATGACGCATGGTGGACAACACATTCGCCGTCATGTGGCTGGGGCTGCAAGTGCAAGAAATTCATGCTCTCTGCCAGAGATGTAGAACGTCAGGGCCTGACGATTGGACCTGCACCCGCTATTGAGTGGGAAGATCGAGTCATCGGTAAGAACAGCCCCAACGGCCCGCACACCGTTCGTGTGCCGAAAGGTATCGATCCGGGATTTGAATATGCACCTGGTCAATCACGCCTGGCGAACGCCGTGCCCCAGCTGCGCGCCCGTGATCCTCTGCCAGCTCCGTCAGCCGCACCGGTCCCAATACCGCCAACGGGTCTGCCCAACCGCCAGCCGACCGGCCCTCTACCGTCACCTCGACCTGCTCCGGCAAAGCTTCTGCTTCCGGCCAAAGTCCCGACACCGCAAGCGGTCACCCAGTTCCTGGGCGAGTTCGGAGCCACCGATGCCGCCCCGGCCGTGTTCCGAGACGTGACCGGCGAGGCCCTGGTGATCGGCCGGGAGATGTTCGCCGATGCCAAAATCGGCGCGATAGCGCTATCCCAGCAGATCAAGGCTCGCGAACTGCCACTGTTGGCCCATGCCATCAAGAACCCAGACGAGATATGGGCGCGCCTGGAATGGCAGGAAGACCAGGGTAAGGCCGTACTCCGGCGCCGTTATCTGGCGCACGTCCAGGTGAAAGGCAAGGACAAGCCTGCTGTGGCAGTGTTCGACCAGGGCGCCGATGGCTGGACGGGAGCGACCGGCTTCGTTGACGACAGCGAGCAATACCTTGAGGCCTTACGCCTCGGTGTTCGCCTTTACCGACGCGCCGAATAGGAGAGGACCATGGCCGGTGCAATGCTCGACGTTGTCATCGATACAGCCGCTATTGGCAAAGCCCTGGGCGACCTGTCCGAGCGCTTGGGCGACCTCACAACCCCGCTCAACGACATTGCCGAATACCTTCACCAGTCCACCAATGACCGCTTTATTAAACAGGTCGCACCGGATGGTTCGCCCTGGGCGCCGCTGGCGCCCTCAACGCTGGCCCGCAAGAAAGGCGGACGCATCCTTCGCGACAAGGGCACGCTCCAGGACACCATGCGCCACAGTGTCAGCGGCAATGAGCTGGCCTTCGGTACAGACCGGCCATACGGCGCCATCCACCAGAACGGCGGCAAGGTCGAACATGCGGCCAGATCGCAGCAGGTTTACTTCCGTCAGGGTAAAGATGGGTCGGTTGGCAATCGCTTTGTGAAGAAGAGTAAATCCAACTTTGCGCAATGGGTTACCCGTGGCGCGCATAACACCGAGATCAAGGCGCGGCCTTATCTGGGCTTGTCGGCAGAGGACGACACAGAGATCCTGGCCATCATTCAGGATTACCTGTTGGAGTCCGTAACCGGCTGATCGCGCAGGATCTCCTGTGCGTTGTGATCGCTCCTAACGGGTACATCCGCCGCTTTCAGAGTGACTAGGTGGCGTTAGACCTGCGTTAGATCAGCTCCTAGCGAGAATTTTTTCCTATCGGGACCATTGGCGCGCCGGAGGTGGATAGAATGCATCCAAGGCAAGACCTTTCGACAGGGTCGCCACCTTAGCTTCGCGTGATGACTATCAGGGAGAAGACAATGCAGCACTGCTTCGTTATGCAGCCTTTCGATGGAGGCGACTTTGACCATCGCTACGAAGACGTATTTGCACCAGCCATAAAAGCAGGTGGCTTGGAGCCATATCGTGTCGACCAAGATCCGCAAGTCAGTATTCCGATTCAGGATATAGAAAAGGGCATTCGTGACTCTAGGATCTGCTTGGCAGATATCAGTATTGATAACCCAAATGTTTGGTTTGAATTAGGGTATGCCATCGCTGCCGGTAAAGAAGTAGTACTTGTATGCTCCGAGCAACGCACGACACGATTCCCATTTGACGTTCAACATAGAACTATCATCAGATATCAGACCGGTGCACCGAGGGATTTTGAGACGCTAAAGCAAAAAATCACCTCAAAGATACAGGCTCTTCTACAAAAGGCAGAAACCTTACACACCGCATCCGCCCCCTCAGTGCTCAAACAAATCCATGGGCTGGATCAGAATGAAATTGTTGCTTTGGCTGCGATTGGCGAAAACATCATTGCACCAACGGATAGTGTCTTAGCTTACCAACTAAAAAAAGATATGGAAAAGGCAGGCTTTACCAATCTTGCAACTAGCATGGCATTACATGCTTTGGAGAAGCGCGGACTAGTTTCAGTTACAACTGGGCTTGATTATGACGGGGACGAATATCATGCCTACTCATATACAGCAACAGGGTGGGATTGGATGTTGGAAAATAAGCACTTGTTCGAACTCAAAACCAAGCCTAAACAACCCCCCGACTTCGATAGTTTTGATGACAATGTTCCGTTTTAGATAGCGGGATCTCGCAGATTCGCAAACCTTAAACCCCCCTGAAATTACTTCCCCTTCATGACCCGCACACACTGGGGTCATGAAAACACAACTCGCCCTCAACACCGACCTATCCGCCACCGTCTCTGACGGCAAGGCGCCTGAGTGGGTCGAACTTATCCCACCTGGTCCTCAGGTCACTGGCCGCGACGGTCGGCAATGGCTGTTCGATGAACAAGCCGGGATGCTGGTGCAATCCAGTTTCACCGGTCGCTCCATCGATCTGCCCATTGATTGGGAACACGCCACCCAACATCGCGCCACTAAGGGAGAGGACGCTCCGGCCGCTGGCTGGATCAAGCAACTAGAGATTCGCAGCGGTGCCTTGTGGGGGCTCGTTGACTGGACGCCCCGTGCGTCCGCCCAGGTCATCAATCGCGAATACCGTTTTCTATCTCCCGTCTTCGACTTCGATCCCGATACCACGCGCATTGCGCGCTTGGTCAGCGCAGGGCTGACCAACAAACCCAACTTTCTGCTGACAGCCCTCAACCAAGAAACCACGGAGAACACGCCTGTGAAGCTTTCACCTGCGCTTTTGACTGCGCTCGGCTTGCCCGAAACCGCCACTGAAGAACAAGCCATCGCGGCCAGCACTCAACTCAAGGCCACCGCTCAGGCTACCAATACCGAGCAACGACCCAACCTGGAGCAGTTCGTCCCTCGGGCGGACTACAACGCTTTGGAAATCCGAGCCACCAACGCTGAGCAGGCGCTGGCGACGCAAAAGAAAACCGAGCATGACAAAGCCGTTGAAGCACTGATCACCTCTGCGACCCAGGCCGGGAAGATTACGCCAGCGACTCTCGAATACCACCGTGCGGCCTGCCAAGACGAAACCGGCTTGGCTCGATTCAAGGCTTTTGTCGACGCGGCACCGGTCGTTGCGGCGGCTACAAACCTGGGGGAGCGCAAGCCCGACAACACCGCCACCGCGCTCAACGCCGAAGAACAACAGGTCGCATCGCTGCTGGGTATGAGCGAAGCGGAATTCATCAAGGGCAAGGCGTAACTCTCCCTCTATATAAAGGAAGCAATTCATGATCATTACTTCGGGTGCCTTGACCGCGCTGTTCACAGCGTTCAAGGCTGAGTTCCAAAATGCACAGGCAGCAACGCCGACCGACTGGGCGCGTATTGCAACGTCGGTGCCCTCATCGTCCGCCAGCAACACCTACGGTTGGCTGGGTCAGTTCCCTACCTTCCGCGAGTGGATCGGCGACCGTGTTCTCAAGAACATGGCGGCGCATAGCTACTCGATCACCAACAAGAAGTTCGAATCCTCGGTCGGGGTGCCTCGCGACTCCATCGAAGACGACGAGATCGGCGTCTACAAACCGCTGTTCGCCGAGATGGGCCGTGCTTCCACCGCGCACCCGGACGAACTGGTGTTCGGGCTGCTGAAAGCTGGCTTGACCACTCAGTGCTACGACGGCCAGAACTTCTTTGATGTTGATCATCCGGTCTACCCACAAACCGACGGCACCGGCACCGCAGTCTCTGTCAGCAACTACCAGGACGGTGAAGGTCCGGCCTGGTATCTGCTCGATGTCAGTCGCGCCATTAAACCGATCATCTTTCAGGTCCGCCGTAACTACGCGCTCAAGGCGATGACCAGCATGGACGATGAACAGGTCTTCATGCGTGACGAGTACCGCTATGGCGTCGACGCCCGTGTGAATGCTGGCTTGGGCTTCTGGCAGTTCGCCTACTGCTCGAAAGCGCCACTTACCCCCGAGAACTACGGTAAGGCTCGTGCCGCTATGAAGAACTTCCAGGCAGATGGTGGCCGTCCTTTGGGTATCAATCCGGGGTTGCTGGTCGTCCCGTCCCAACTGGAAGGCGCTGCCCGCAAGATCCTGGTCAAGGACGCCAACAGCGGCAACGAATGGGCTGGCACTGCCGAAGTTCTGGCGCCGAGCTGGCTGGGATAAGGGGGCGTTATGGCTATCGTGATCACCGCCAAGCGCGAGGGTTTCCGTCGTTGCGGCATTGCGCACCCTGGTAAGCCGACCTCCTACCCGGATGACTTCTTCACGGAAGAACAGTTGAGGGCTCTGGATAAAGAGCCTCAGTTGATCCTCGCTTATGCGGAGGATGAATTCGTCCAGGTACAGGAGCGGTTCAATGAATCCTTGTCGCAAGCCGCGTTACCGCAAGCGCCCAACACCGAACAAAACGCCCAGCCGCAGGCGCTTGAAGCAAGCACTCCAGCTCTGGGTGATGCAGTGGTTCTGCCCGTCGCCCCGGTCGTGGGCAGCGTCGAGCTTGGATCTGACGGTTCTCGACTTGCGCCAATCGCACCTGTGATCGGGCAGGACAAAGAGCAACTGACCGCGGCTGATATCGATATCGATGGCCTCTGGGAAGAGGCATTCCAGGAGGATAAGGAGCGTGAAGCGGCCAAAACGCAGGCCGCGCAACCTTCCGGACGAGCCGGAAAACATAAAGCATCTAAAGCCGAGAGCGAAGACAAATGAACCTCTCGCTGCCGTCCGCCACCCAGCTCCTGGTCCGCTTTGGGGCTCGCGACATTTCCCAGGTCGCGGCGCCGGACGCAGGCCGGACGATAGAGCCTGAGTTGTTGGTCGCGGCAGCTTCAGGTCAGCCGCTGGATGACTGGCCTCCTGAGGACGTGGCCATTGCAGTCGCGACGTTGGCCAGGATCGCCGACGCCGTGACCAGAGCGCGCAGTGAGGTTTCGTTTTATCTGCGCTTCCGTTCGGCCGGAGAAGATGCGCCCCAGTGGGTCACCGATGACCTGGCCGAGATCGCCCGTTATCACCTGTACGACGATGCAGGCAAAGAGGAATCGACGGTTCGGGTGCTTTACAAGGATGTGATCAAGCGCTTGGAAACCCTGGCCAAGGAAGACAAGGAACGTGGGGCCTCGGATGGCGGGGATTCGGGTCTCCAGATCAGCCATCAGCCTCGGCTGATGGACCGTCGCACCTTGAGGCATTTGTGATGCTGGGCGAACTGGAGGACTTGATCGAGGCCCGACTCAAGGAGTTGAGCAGCAAGCTGCCGCGCTTGGCAGTAGAGAGTTACGGCGGCGAACTTAGCGACCCGGACTTGTTGTCGGGTTTGCTCAAGCGCTGCCCGGCAATCTTGCTGATGGTGCCAAGAGTGACGTTCATCCGCAAATCCCACGGTCGATACACTGTCCCGATCACTTTCCGGCTGGTCATTGCGACACGTCACCCACGCGGCGAGCGGGAGACCCGACGCGGTACTACACCGACCGATATCGGCAGTTACTCATTATGGGAAGCCTGCATGCATCAACTGGTGGACTGGCAGCCCTGGGAAAACCGCGCTGCGATCCGGCCCACCGAACTCTCCAACCTGGTCAACGGCAAGCTGGCGAGCGATCACCTCTCCGTGTTGGGGCAATCGTTCGTGATCGAACTGGACTGGGAAAAACCGGTACAGGCGTTGCCGGATCTACTCGGCATCAACATGGCCTACCACTCGCCAGCGGGCAGTCCCGAACCGGTGGCCACCGACAACATTGAACTGAGGGGCACGTAATGCACGTAGTCGCTGCACCTGGTCACCGGGTGCCCATGGAGTCAGACCCATACATCCACATCGACCCCGCTGAATCGGTCGATGTACCCGACACCTCTTACTACCGTCGCCGGATTGCGGCGGGCGAACTGTTGCCAGGCAAAAAGCCGCGTAACGGTGCCAAACAACCCGCACAGGAGCCCGTCGAATGAGCATCGACTTTGACACTATCCCAGCCTCGATCCGCAAGCCGGGGGCTTACTTTGAATTCAACACCAAACTGGCTGTAAGAACTCTGCCAACCAACAAGCAGAGCATTTGCCTGATTGTTCCCTTGGGCGCGGAAGCCACTGCGCAACCCCATGTCCCGATCCAGTTCTACAGCGCCGCCGAGGCCGGAAAACTGTTTGGCCCGGTCGCGGAAGAGATGGCCGCAGCGGCGATCACCGCTTACCGCTACGTTGCTATCTCGGCTGTGGGTGTAGCGGTCGAGGGCGACGCTGAACCGAACATCGCCAATGCACTGGACGCCACCGCTCTGGGCGGCTTCACACTACTGGTGTCTGCATGGTTCAGCCAGATAGCTTTGACTGCGCTGCGTACGCATATTCAGACCTACACCGATTCGATTGAACAGCAGAGCATCATCGGTGTGGCGGCTTTGACCAGCACGCTCTCGGCGTCCACCACTCTGGCCGCTTCGCTGAACTCGGGCGCCATAACTCTGGCTGTCCTGCCAGGCACCGCTTCGACACCGCGCCAGGTTGCGGCAGCTTATGCAGCAGTCATTGCCTCGGAAGAAGACCCCGCACGCCCGCTGAATACCTTGGTGCTGAAAGGTATCCAGGTCCCTGCAATCACTCAGCGTCTTGGTCGTACCGAACAGGAAACCGCTCTGGCCAATGGCGTGACGCCGCTGGAGGTTGCGGCCGGTGACGTCATCCAGATCGTTCGGGCCGTCACGACCTATACCAAGTCCGCCGCCGGGGCGACGGATGTGTCGCTGCTCGATCTGACCACCATGCGCACTCTGTATTACGTGCGCAACGCCTGCCGAGAACGAATCCGTCTGCGCTTCCCGCGCTCCAAACTCTCCAAGAAAACGCCCGACGCAGTGCGTGGCGAGCTGCTGGATGTACTGATGAAGCTGGAAGAGCTGGAGATCGTCGAAGAGGTTGAAGCCAACGCCGACGGCCTGGTAGTCGAGCGATCAAGCCAAGACGTAAACCGCCTCAATTCTTCCATTCCCACCGATGTCGTCAACGGCCTGCATGTGTTTGCCGGTCGCATCGACCTGCTCTTGTAAGAGGTAAATCTAAATGGCTGACAGCTATGTGGGACTGATCGTCCTGGAGATCAACGGCACCGACTATGAAGTGACCAGCGTTGAGCCGAGCCTCAAGACCGGGCGCAAGGTGGTCAAGACGATGAACCGCTTGGGCCGGGCGACTGGCACCGCCAAGGGTATTGAAGAGCATGAACTCAAGATCGCAGTCCCGATTCCGAAGGCGGGTGAACCGGACTGGCGCGCTCTAATGGACGCCAAGATAACCATCTATCCCCAGGACGGTGGCAGCAAGCGCCAAACCTGGACCGGCTGCGCTCTGCTAGAGATGGGCAGCAAGTACCAGTTGGAAGGCGAAGCCACTCGCGACCTGACTGTCGCCGCTTTGAACTACTACACGGAGTAATACGATGAACGAGCAAACGAACAAACAGTGGGACGGCCTGACCATCACCAGCGAATTACGTATCGGCGTTTTCTACGCAGGCATGCGTCACAAGCGTTTCACCCTGCGCGTTGGTATGGCGGGCGACTTGGTCGCTGCTCAAGAACTGCATCCCGATGGGCCATTTCAGTTGACCACCCTAGAAGTGTATCGCCGCCAGTTGCTCTCCCTGGGCGATATCCCGGCTGAAGCTCTGACCGTCGAACTGTTGCGCGAGAACCTGGCCGAAACTGACCTGGGCATCATTGCGAACGCCGATGCCGAGCTGGAAAAAAAGCTCGCGCCGCCGAGCGCGGCAACGCCGACTGGCGACGTATCGAACACGCCTTCATCCGACACGGATACCGACTAGACGAACTGCGCCGGATGACCTGTGCCGAGATCGATGCTCGTATTGATCTGATCATTGGCAAGCCCAAAACCACGCGTTATGTCAGTAAGCGGATTCGCAAGCCATTACCGAAGCCGAAGTAAACCGCCCCGTGCCTGCATCACTACCAGGAGAATTTGATGAGTTCCGACCTGCGCGTCGCGCTTCGTATTCAGGCCCATTCGGGCAACAGTCGACGCGAGATCGGAGAACTTAATCGCGACTTGCGCAAAGCCGGTAAGGAAGGCGCCAAGTCGCTGGCCGATGAGAGCTGGAAGGCTGGCGCGGCGATTACCAAAGTCGGTCAAGCCGGGGCGGTCAGCTATAAAGTCGTCCGCAACGCCATGCGTGAAACAGCGAAGGCTGGCTCCGACACGCGGATCGAGGTCACCAAAACATCGGCCGAGTTGAAGTCGATGGCCAGTGCCGCCCGTAAAGCGGCGCGAGACACCAAAACTGAGCTGGCCAACGCTGATCGGCAAGGTGTTCAGCCTCTGCGCCAGAGCGTGGAAAAGACCGAATCGTCTTTCCGCCGAATGGCCCAGAACAGCGGGCGTCATTTGCGGGCCTTGAAAACTATTGCGATGGGGGTGCGTCAGGAGTTTGACCGGCTCAAGGGTTTGGGTAGTAGCGCCCAGGGACAACTCGCTGGTGTCGGTGTCGGACTTGGTGTCGTTGCCGGTTTAACCACCAGCGCCAATCTGGAACGACAACTGATTCGCACCAAGCAAACCGCCAATATGTCACCGGAGGAAAAAGACGACTGGAAAAGGGACGGCTTTAAAATCGCCAGGAAATATGGCCTCAGTCGCGAGAGCGTAGACACCGGATTCAATACGCTCATTGCATCGGGTGTTAAGTATGCGCCAGCGAAAAAGACGGCTGATGCAATTGGCCAGGCGTCTAGTGTTACGGGTGCTGACTCTGGCGTACTAGGGAAGGCCGTTGTTGCTGCCGCGAGTGCCTTTAACATTGATCTGAATAAAGGTGATGCAGCCCTTGATCTGTTGCAGAAAATGACTGTTGCCGGACGTTTGGGGAATGCTGAGCTTGAGAATCTGTCCGATCTTTTCCCCAAAATTGGTGGGGTTGCAGCTGCGGCGGGAATGTCTATTGAGCAAGCTTTGGCATTTACTGAGGCGTTGTCCAAAGTGGAGCTACAACCTGACCGGCTGGGGACATTGGCTGAGTCAACTTTGCGTGTTTTCAGCAGCAAACAATATCGAGAGCAAATTACTAAGACCAGTGGCGTTACCTTTTTTAATAAAAAAGACGGTTCCTCTAAAAATCCCGTCGAAGTATTCGAAGAGCTGAAAAGAAAATACAGTGGAATGAAAACCGATGAGCAACGTGCAAAGTTCATGGGGATTGTATTTAAGGGCATGGACCAGGACACCGTTCGTGGGATGCGCAGTATGTTGACCGGTGACCGCTTGGACGACTTCCGTAAAGGCACTACCGAACTCAAAAAAGCCGAGCCCATTTTCAATAGCGATCTTAAGGAAAACACACAAAGTGCCAGCGGCACAGCTGCCCGAATGAAAGCAACTTTGGGTGAAGCCATTGACCGTATGGCGACACCGTTGAACAAAGGTTTTGCCGAAATGGGCAACTATCTGCTCGATGACCTGAACTTGTCCGGCGAGCAGATGCTTGCTGGTGGTGCACTCATGGGTGTTGGCGGCTACTACGCTGGACGTGGTGCCAAAGCAGGCGCTGGGGCACTATTCAACAAATTCCTGGGCGGTCCTGAAACCCTCAAGAATATTGCCGTTGGCAAAGTTTTGGAGGAAGCCACGGGCGTAACATCAGTGTTCGTCACTAACTGGCCTGGCGATATGACGTCGGGTGGTGGCGGCTTGTCAGATGTACCGGGCACTGGATCCTCCAAGGGCAAGTCAGGCGGGTTTGTTGCACCTTGGTTAGGGCCAGTGGCCGTAATAGCCACAGCGACCCAGCTAGGCGGCGCAACAGCGCAGAACTCTGACGAAGATCGCCTGGCCATGGTCGCCCGCAACAAGCTGCTGGATGAAAACCAACGCACCTATCAGTCGGCGTTCTACCGCAACCGCATTGCACTGGCCGGTCAGAATCCCAACCAACCGCAAAACTGGCTGTCGGAGCAGGCTCAACGTCTGGCGCATGAAGAAACCGACATGACGTCATCCGGCAAGACGGTAACGAGCGCCAATACCTGGGCGGCGGGAGTATCGGCGCGTGCGGTCACGGCAGGGGCTGCTACGCAAGCGGCCGCTGAGCGATTACGAGCATTGTTGTCGCAGCCACTGATTATCGAGGTTCGATCTGATTCAAAACTGATCATGGCCGAGATGGAGCGCCGTGCCGGAATTCAAGTGAGGCGCGGCGAATGAGCTGGTCGGAAACGCTGCTTGATGCATCTTTTCGCGGCGTCCCGTTGGAGGTCGTAGAGGAAGGCTTGTGGGGCGAACGTGCACTGGCGCGACACGGGGTTCCCTTTCGAGACGGTGACCAGGTCAAAGACATGGGCCGCACTGGCCGCCAGTTTGCGATCAGGATCGTGGTGTATGGCATCAACTACGAAATCGAGTTGCAGAACATTCTGGCGGCGGTGGACACACCAGGGCCGGGGGAGCTGATTCACCCGATCTATGGCAGCTTGACCGTCGTCACGCAGAACTGGGACGTGCGGCACAGTGCCGAACGTCCCGATTACGCGGAGATCAGTTTGCAGTTCGTCGAGGACGTACCGGATGCGCCATTCTTTGCACGGCAGTTTGAGTTCGTCGATGTTGCAACGCCAGAAGAGGAAGATGATTACCGGTGGCAGGACGGCATTTTCGACCTGCTCGGCCGTATCGATTCCCTGGTCAGCGAAATTCAGTCATGGATCGGCGGCGGCTGGGTTGGCTTGATCGAAAAAGCGCTGGGCTTGCCCGGTATCGGCTTGCGTCTGCAACAGCTTCGCTCGCAGATACTCGGCGTTGTGTCGGGCGTTGCATCGATGGCTAAGCAGCCGTCCCCTGCGTTTGACCCGCTGGTGGATCTGATGCAGACACCCACCCAAATCCGCGCCGCCATTGACGGTAGTGTCCCGAGTGAGCCTGCGCAGCTACTGGCCCGGTCAGGAGTGCCGACAAATTTTCCGGGCGGGGCCACTTTGACCAGCGAGGCGGAACGTGCGGGCAATGCATTTCTGATCGGCGCTCGGCAAGGCGTCGAGCCAAATGCCGACCTTCTGCCGGATGGCATGCCGGATGATCCTGTCGAGGCCACCAGCTTTGTTCTGGTTCTGCTGATCATCACTGAACTGGCGCTTTCGCATACTCAAGCGGTGGCGATCATCATTGAAGATCAACGCAAAAAGCCGACACTCACCCCCATTGATCTAGAGGGGCTGGTGAACCTAACACGCTCATTAATTCAGGCCTCGATATTGCTGCACCGTCGTCTGTTTGATCTCGGGGCCTCTCGGCCAACTATTGAAGCGCTGCGCAACATAGCCGCGCAAATTCAAGCCCGAGCACGCCAAGTGATTTTGTTAAGCCCGCCAATGATCGAGCGTGTAGTTGAGTCGCCCGCCAGCCTGCGCCTCCTGGCGCATCGATGGTATGGCGACCATGCACGCTCTATTGAACTGATACGCCTGAATCCAAGCTTGAAGACACCCCACAACATTCCGGCCGGAGAAGTGCTACGTGCCTACGCAGAGTGAACCGATAACCCTGGCCATCGGTGGCCTGACCCACGAGACATGGGACGCCTGGTCAATCGAATCAGACTTGTTGACCCCGGCCGATGGCTTCGAGCTGGAGTTGTTCACGAAGGGGACGGTGCAACTGCCTCGCGTCCTGGCAGAAGGGGCGCCGTGTTCGTTGAGCCTTGGCAGCGACCGCGTCCTGACTGGGCAGATTGACGAGTTTGAACATGACATTTCTCGGCAAGGCATCGCCATTCGGATCAATGGCCGCGACAGCGCTGCGCCCCTGGTCGATTGTTCTGCACCTTTCGTGTCGATGCGCGAGGCGTCACTGGCAGAAATTATTGACCAGGTCATCAAGCCACTCGGGTTTTCTAAAGTCGAGATCCGCGCTGCAACGGCCAAGACCCGTCGCCGAATACAGATCGAACCGGGGCAAAGCGCGTGGGAAGCCTTACTGCAAGTCGCGGTGGCGAATGGTTTATGGCCATGGATAGAGCCTGATGGTCGCCTGATCATCGGCGGCCCGGACTACACGACTGATCCGGTTTCGAAACTGGTACTGCGCGAGGACGGTCAGGGCAACAACGTTGAGAGCCTGAGTGTCCGCCGATCTATCGCTGGCCGATATAGCCAAATCACCGTCCTTGGTCAGCACGGTCAGTACACCGGCGGCGGCGTAACTGGCGGTCAGTCGCACCTACGCTCCGTGGTACAGGACGTCGCCCTGGTACAGCGTGGCATCTTCCGTCCGAAGGTGGTCATCGACAGCTCCAGCGAGAACCAGGACATGGCCACGACCCGTGCACGCAAGTTGTTGGCGGACAGCCGACTGGAAGGTTTCGAGATCCGCGCCGTCGTCGAGGGGCACCGCGCAGGCAGTGGCCAAGTGTGGACACCTGGTCAACGGGTCATGGTGTACAGCGAGCCCCACCAACTGGATGGGACGTACTTTTTGATGTCCCGCACCCTGCGCACCAGCCGCAGCGAAGGTGCCATCACTGAACTAAGTCTGAGGGAAGACAAGATGTGGGTACTGGATGCTAATCCCCTGAAAAAGCGCCGGGGCAAAGTCGACCAGGACGCAGCGTTTATCAAACAGATCAAGATCCTCTGATGAGCAACATGGCGCGCTTGATGCGCGAGCAAATCGCACGGGCACTGGCAAACTTCCGTTTGCCGTTCAAAGCTACGGCGGCACTCAACAACCATGGCGCCTTAATCGGCGTGGACATGCAGGGACTCGCGGGCGAAAAGGTCTCCGGCGAATTGTTCCAGCATTACGGATTCAGCTCGGCGCCACTGGCTGGGGCCGAGTACCTGGTTATCCCAGTGGGCGGCAACAGCAAGCATGCTGTGGTGGTGGCCAGCGAAGACGTCCGATATCGAATCACGCTCCAGGACGGCGAAGTTTCGCTGTATACCGATGAGGGGGATTACGTGCATATGAAGCGTGGTCGAGTCATTGAGATGGTCACTGACACGCTGATCGTGAAGGCCGGGGTCAAGGTGCGGTTTGAAACGCCGTTGGTTGAGATGAGCGGCGATCAGCACGTCGAGGGCGGTATCAAGGCTGATAGCGAGATTACCGACCATGCTCGGAGCATGCAGGCAGATCGAGAGCTCTACAACCAACACGACCATGGCGGCGGCCCCAAACCATCGCCAAGGCAGTGAGTTTCTGCTATTTCTCTGAAGCAGGTTCCCTCATAAATCTTTATGGATAGCCAAATCATGTCGAAACAACTTTACGTATTCGTCCGTTTTTTTAAAACGGAAGCGCATCGAGATTCTTTCTTGCGCGGTGATTTGTACATGAACCGTTTGAAGTTTTTTAAGGAGTATGAGGAACAGGATGCTTGCAATATTGGGGATAAGCACGAGGGGACATCTGGCTGGTATCAGCCTGACCAGATAAGAATGACCATTCAAGATCCGGTTACCGGTAAAGACCACCTGATACAGGATTTTGCAGGACCTATTTTGATAGGTATGACGCGCCATAATGACTACCACGTGTACTGTATGTCGGCGATTTACGGTGACAACGAATCTAAATTTGAGACGTTCGAGGACCTGAAAGCCAGCATGGCGTTGGACGTCGAAACTGGAGATTTAGGTGAGTATTGCTCAATTATTGAGGCTCGTGTGTTCATCGAACGTTTGGACAAAGTGCTAAAAACTGAGGTGCAGGCAGGTAATATTGTCGGGCGTGGGTTGGTTGAGTATTTTGATCCTGAAACCTTCAGCGGTTCGTTTGATGAGGATCAAGCGATAATGCGGAAAAAGAACTGTTTTAGTCATCAGAAGGAGTACCGGATTTTCCTCTATAACGGGTCTTCAGGTGACGATCCCCGCGCAATCAATATTGGAGATCTTTCAGACGTTGCGGTTAATTGCCACAAGGCAGATCTGAACAAGCATATGGCTATCAATCTGAAGTAGTGATTTCCGTTAAGTCACCAGACTGGTCAAACCTTAAACCGTCCTGAAATACAATCTCCGCGCATATCTCTGCACCATGCATCCCCATGGACGCAGGCATAAACCCAACCACAGGCGACTTGACGGGCCAGCGTATCAATACGCTGGCAAACGCCGTTTACGTACGCCTAATGACTCCCCTCGGCAGCTGGTGGAAAGATCCCATCTTGGGCTCCCGCCTGCACGAACTTCGCCGCGAAAAGGACCGCCCTCGGGTGGGCATCCTTGCTAAGCAATACGCACAGCAGGCGCTCAAGCCTCTGCTCGATGACAGTCGCGCCAAAGAGATCACCATCACCGCAGAGCAGCCCCATAACGGCTGGCTCACGCTACAAATCGACATCATCGACGCCACCGGCAATCCGCAGGTGTTTCGCCAACCTGTAAGGGTGATTTGACATGGCCTTTTCCACTCCCGCCCTTGAGAACATCCTGGCAGGCATCCTGCGGGACATTAAAGCGCTCAACGACGAAGCTGATATCGGCAGCGACAGCGACCACTACATCCGGTCAGCGGCCGTTGCTGCCGCCATCGAAGGTCTCTATCAGAAACTGGCCTGGCTCTACCGGCAGATCTTCCCGGACACCGCCGACGAAGAAGAACTGGTGCATGCCGCCGCGATCCGGGGCGTACCACGTAAAGACCCCGTTGCCGCCACCGGTATCGTAGGCTTGAAAGGCGTTGTGGACGTTGAGCTGCTGCAAGGCTCGACCTTGACCCACGTCACGACCGGCGAAAAGTTCGACGCCCTGGTTAGCGCGACACTTGGCACCGACGGAACCGCCACAGTCCAAGCCAGGGCGCAAACACTGGGCGCGTCACTCAACGGGCTGACCGGCGACCTGATCCTCACCAGCCCACCATTGGGTATGGACGCCAACGCCAGTTTCGTCGGGGAAACCACCGGGGGCGAGGATCTGGAAAAGCCAGAGTCTCTGCTCGCACGGCTGCTCGACATCATCCAGTCGCCACCTGCGGGCGGAGCCATCTACGACTTCAAACGCTGGGCCAAAGAGGTGGATGGCGTGGCCGACGCCCTTGTGCTGCCTGGCCGTCGAGGCGGCGGTTCTATCGACCTCGTCATCACCGCCAGCACCGGCAATCCCTCGGCCGAGGTCATTGTTCGATGCAAGGATCACGTAGTTAGCGTGTGTTCAGTTTTTGCAGACGTGTGGGTGTATCCCCCGACCATTCGAACCGTCGACTCCGCCGCGCTGATTGAACTGGCCGACGGCTACACCTTGTCGGACGTGCAGGCAGCAGCTCAGGTCGGATACAACGCGCTGTTGGGTGCCATGAAGCCCCGAGAAACGCTTAAGCGCTCGCACATCGAAACCATGATCAACAACCTGGCAGGCGTCGTTGATCGATCCGTCACCACGCCAGTTGGCAATGTCAAAGCGTCTGATGATCCGCTCCTAATTGGCTGGATTCGCCCTGGCACCATCACCCTGGGCCTACTGGTATGACCCGGCTTGCCGATCAGTTGCGGTTGCTGCTGCCACCCGTCTCTTACGACGGTATGGCGCCACTGTTGTCCGCCGCCATCGAAGCCGAGGCAAACGCTCTCACCCAGACAGATGCGCAGGCGGAAGCGGTCCACAGCACAATCTTTGCTGATTCAGGCATGGGCCTGGCCGACTGGGAACGGGTTCTGGCCCTGCCTGACCCATGCCTGATCGGCGTACCGCAATCCGTCCGCCAGCGAATCCAAGCGGTTATCAGCAAGCTGCGATCTCGTGGCGGGCAGAGCAAACCCTTTTTCATCGCCCTGGCCAAGTCCCTCGGCTACGACGTCACCATCACCACCTTTCGACCGGCCCGCGCAGGCATTGCGCGAGCGGGCGACCGACTCTATGGCGGCGACTGGAACTTCACTTGGCGCGTCAATGCCCCCGCTGTGACCGTCACCTACGCCGTGGCGGGCTTAACCGCCGCAGGCGACCCCTTGGCGTCCTGGGGCAACAAAGCACTTGAATGCCGACTCAGCCAGATGAAACCGGCCGAGTCCATTTTGCTATTTGGTTACGGAGACAACTGATGCAAAGAATCGGAGACAGCACCAGCACAGCGAACGGTGCTGGTGAGTACACCCAAGGGCAGCCTGGATCGGGTGTAGATGCCACCATGATTACTGCGGATTGGCTGAATACCATCCAGCGGGAACTTGTAAATGTGGTGCTCGGGGGCGGGTTAGCGATCAACCCCGTTGACGACTCACAGGTACTCAAGGCTATCCGAGCGATTCAGGTCGCCAGCATACAAGAGGCGGTCGCTTCTCTGGTTGCCTCTTCACCAGCGGCTCTCGACACGCTAAATGAGCTGGCACAAGCGTTGGGTAATGACCCCAACTTTGCCACGACGATGACCACCGCGCTTTCCGGAAAAGCTAGCAAGGCCACCACGCTGGCCGGTTATGGGATCGCGGACGCCTTCACCAAAACTGAAACCACCAACGCGATTAACAGTGCGATCCAAATCCCTTTAGTGGAGGTCAACACATCAAAGTCCTTGGTGGCGGCCGAGTTGGGGCTTGTCCTGATTGATGCCAGCGCAGGGGCGCTGACGGTTGAGCTGCCCGACGCCAACTCAGCGCTGGGTGTTCGTGGTGTGGTGGTGCGACGGGTCGATAACACCATCAACCGGTTGGTGATCAAGGCGGCCGGTAGCAACAAAATCAAGTTTCATACCCATCTGAATGCGGCCGGCTATCCGTTTTTTGTCCTGATGGGGGCCGGGGATTATTGGCATTTGCGCAGTGATGGCAAGGGCAACTGGATACCGATAGCGCGCTTAGACGGTACGGCACTCGGGCGGCCCGTGTTTGAAACGACGACCGTATTGAATCCGGGGGGTCACGCTCCGTTGGGCAATGCCCTCTTTATTCGTGCCGATTGGCCATGGTTGTGGGACCACGCTCAGCAGTCGGGAATGCTGACTACGGAAGCCGCTCGTGGGGGTATGGAGGGCGGTTGGACCACGGGCGATGGCGCGACCACGTTCCGTAGTCCAGATCCGCGCGGTAAATTCTTCCGACCCCTTGACGAGTCTGCCGGGATTGATCCGGGCCGTCCTGCGGGCAGCTATCGGCTCGATGATTTCAAAAGTCACGCCCACTATGCACCTTCTGCCGGCTACGGCACGCAGGCGATGGGCGGCGGGAGCATCACCTATGCTACCCCGACTGGTGGCAGCACTGGCGCCGCTGGCGGCGCTGAGACGGTCCCGAAAAACATTGCCTATCCGGGCCGAATTAAAGTGATCTGAGGTGCTAATGAATATCTATGTGTTCGACCCGCTCGGCATCCTGACCGGGCCGTTTGAGTTGTCAGCGTTTCCAGAGGTCCCGGGGTTTGGCCAGTATCTGCCGGGCAATACCGTCCAGCTGGAAAAGCCTCTGAGCCAACCCGAGGCTGGCCACGTATGGGCGCTGGTCGATGGGGAGCCGCAACAATTGGCCGACTGTCGCGGTGTTGTTTTCCGCACGGAAGTACCAGGCGTCGTGGAGGAGTATTCCAAGCTTGGCGATCTGCCTGAAGGACTGACCGCCAAACCCTGGCCGGGTCAGTTCTATGTGTGGGCTGATGGGTGCTGGGTGCTGGATGCGCCTGCTGAAGCGGCTGACCTGGCAAGGCTCGCTCGTCTTAAGCGTGACACTCTTATGAACCAGGCCACAACGGCTATAGCTCCGCTTCAGGATGCCGTTGATCTGGGACTGGAGACGCCTGAAAAAGTCGCGTTGCTTCGGCTATGGAAGCGGTATCGCATTGACCTTTCTGATATTGAGCAGCAGGCGGGGTTTCCTGTGAGCATAGATTGGCCGACGACTCCTTCAGTTTGAAGGGGGATGTGAAAGTCTCCAAGGTGCCAAAGATCGCGCTTAATGTCAGGCTGGTGTCGCTTGCGAGCGATGCCAAATCCGGCGCAAAGCGATGCCAAATCCGGCGCGCGCTTACACCTGTCTCTTCAAGCGTATGCATTCCCCTGTGGGAGCGAGCCTGCTCGCGAAAGACGTGAACGATAACGCGTGCTGTCTGAATGAACGCGGTGTCCGGACGTTTTTCGCGAGCAGGCTCGCT